ATGTAAAGTCTGCTACTCCTCCTGTATGTGTAATATTACTTTGTAATGCTTTAGTTCCTGTAATGTAGTTTGTTTGACTAGAACTATATGGGTTATACGCTTTAATTGTGTTATTTTCTGTTGTTGTTAATGCTTGGTCAAATAATGTTATTGTTTTAGTTGTTATACCAAACTCAGTATTACTAGCCATTGATTTTACTTCCCCTATTAAATCACCATTGTGATTAATTAACAAAGAATATCTATCTAACGCATCTGAAGGAGTGTAACTACCTCCAATACTAGTGGTTAATGTAACAGTTTTACCTGAAATTGCAACGGCTGAAATGTTTGTTATTAATGTGGGGTTTAGAATAGGTGGAATAGATGTTTTAATTACATCACTATAATGAGTTAAACTTCTATTAATAGATTTACCTAGTAGTTTAGAACTATCATCTCTACCTGCTATTTTAAAAGAAGTAAAACCACTACTTGTTTTAACATCTATATCTTCTACTTCTCCACTAAATACTTCATCGTTTATTGAATATGAACCATTGTAATAGTATGGTATATCAGCAGAAACATTTGATTTCTGATAGAATGTTTTACTAGGGTTTTTTAGTTTAGCATACTTATTGTTCTTATCTGCATAATCTACTTCTAATGTGTGAGTGTTATATCTTAACGGAGTCATTGTTGATAAATGCATTCTACTATCTGTTTTATCTACTGCTATCCCATTCATAGTTAGAGTTTGAAATACTCCCCCGTTTGTTAATTTTGCAGCAGCGTCTGATATAAATTCAAAGTTGAGAACCCCTGAATATGGCATTACATACATTGTCTTTTTTATTATATCTATGGCCTGAGTATCCCCCGCATCAGTAGTATCTCCGTCTGAGTTATTATCAATAGCATTTAGATTAGAACGTCCTGACCAAGTATTAGCACTAGTTAATTTAGAATCTTTTATTGTAAAAGATTGTTGAGTATCAAGAGTCTTATTGGCAACCACATTAACAACATAGTGATAACCGTCTATCTCAACAATATCATTCGTTGATAGTATGTGATGTAAATTTATATTTGTTGAAATATTGTATAGTGTTAAAGTACTAGCCGCAGTTTTAGTGATTATACCTTGTATTTCCTTTTTAATAAACTTACCATTGAATATGTTATTTCTTAATTTTAGAACATCTCCTTCTTTTATTTTTAGATGTTGAAGTCCACTATTATCCATAACAGTTATATGAGCCATTTTAGTCAGTTTATTTTTAGGACTATTTAGAGAACTATCACGAACTGGTTCTATCTTATTGTTTTTATATTCTGTCTTTTCAAATGTAATATACCTATTTGGGCCAGTAAGATTACCGTCAATGGTGTTAACCGTAGGAGTTAATAAATCACCTACATGCCTTTTCATCTTAGTAAATGCACTATCCCAACGAGTAGCATCAAATGCAGAATTACTAGTATTACTATCGGTGGTATAATTACTATCAACTAAAGTAGCATTAATATTACTTCTTCCTAGACTTTTGACTATGTTACCAAACTTAGGTTGAGTTCTAAATACTACGTTTTGTATAGTTTTACCAATTTTTATTTTAACACTAGTACCCGTTACAGCAGTGACTGGGATAGTTACAGTATGACTACTACCCAAAGCAACACTTAGAGTACTACTAGTAGTATATCCACTACCGCCAAATACTAATGACACCGCAGTTACACTGCGTAATGTTGTAGATGAATTATACGTTACAGTTATGCTAACCGTAGCACCAGTCCCATCACCACTAGTTGTTGCATATGTATTAGTTCCTGTATAAAAAGCACCAATAGTACTTGTAGGAGAAACAGAATATGAACCTAGTGCTGATACTCTAGTACTAGTACTATTAAAAGCAGTTAAAGTATTTCTAGCGTAATCTATTTCAAATCTATTAGCACTGTTTGTCCCACTAGATATTTTTTCTTTTATATTACCAATATAATTATTATTATCATCAAAGATTGATTGACCTTCAATTAATTTATGTCTATCAGCAGGAGTTAGTAAGTGAAAAAATTCTGCGGTAGTTTTTACATTTTGAGTATGTGCGCTTCTTGTTCCTATTTCTAATTCTGTTCCATAGTCCCACCATCTTTCAGATGTAACATTATATTTTTCAGAATAATCTAATTGGTCATTTTCATCTAACCTATCATTATAGAAATAGAACGTAGGTCTTATTGCACGTTGTAATACATCATACTTTGAACTAGTTGTTAGTGTATCGCCTCTTAGACCATAACTTACTGCCACAATATCAGTATCGTTTATTTTATGTGGCCCTTTGTATATCTCAAAATTACTTTGAACTGGTACAGCAGTTGGGTATTTAGGTTCAAATTCTAACCCGTCACCAAACTCATCAAATGAGGTTATCCGTGTAATCTTAGCGAAGTGTGGTCTTATTTTGTCGGTTGTTGCGCTTGTTAAGTTAGGATTTATTAAAATGAAATAATCATAATTATCAACATCTAATCCTATAACACCACTAGAAGGATAGTCAGTGGTACTGTATGTAAATTTCGAATTAGTTTCTCCGATAGTATTCTCTGAATCAAACACCTTTACTTTAAATGAATTAGTTTCGTCACAATTTGTAGCGTAAGAATCTAAAGTAGTGTTTGTTGGATATATCCTGTTAACTATTCTACTACTGGAATCATTGGATATTCCTACACTATGAGGGGTATTTCTTATTTCAAAAAAGTTAGCAGAATCAACCCAATCGTTTCCATTTGTTCCTGCGGTTTGACCTGTTATACTACCACTGTTAGAATTTTCATATTCTAGTCTAGTTGTTTTAAATTGTGGATTTACAGAGACACTACTAAATGCATCACCATTACTAAACTCGGATATTCTATCATCATAGTCACTGGTGTTTACTATATCTGTATCTTTTTTACCGGCATTAATGGGATATAACATTCTACCAGTAGTGCTGTCTGCTGCTCCCATCTACTCACCAAACCTGTAATAAAACAATATGTTACTATAACTCGGAGAGAGGGTTTTAGTTGTAGATACATTTGGAGCATTACTACTATGCATTGCTATTTCGTATATCTCACCATAGAACTGTTCACTAGAAGTTCCTTGTCCTATCTTACAATCACTAGGATGTAAAGTAACATCATGTTGAGTATGTTGCATAGTTGCTTGTAAAGAATTATCTATGTATATCTCTGCTGCATGTTGTAGATATGTAAAAGAAATCTTATACATTTGGTCTAAGTATAATGCTTCTTTTAATTGAGAATAATAAACAGTGGTACTACTTTGAGTTTCACTCATAGTAATAGTTCCTGCGTTTAGATTGGTGTTTACTACTGTCCCTATTGATACCCCATTACTATTGAATAGTTCAGTTCCTTTCCCTACTAAGTTAACTTTACTTGCTGTTCCAAAAGTAAGGGTAGTACCACTAACTGATGGAATACCTAATTTAGTTAACGATGTAGTATTACCTACATAATAACCATAAGGGTCATAATAACCTGTTAGTTTATTTTCTGCCTTAATTACTGTATCAGTTTCTAGTGTTCGAAATGTACCGTCTGTTTTTCTAAACTTGGCTACAACCTTATATTCAGCCGGTTGATTGTAACTATTATCAGTAGTATTTTCTAAATATAATTGTACGTTGGCATTATGAAATATCATTAACTTTAGTGGAGAGGTAGTATATTTTGTCGAAGACGAAGTACCTAATATGCTAGTACTTTCATATGTGCTTGCTCTACTACTTAATGAGTCACTTGGGTACGGGGCAGTCTTAGTAGAGTCTAATACTCCAAACTCAGAGTTATCATACTTAGCAGAACCATTTACATCATAAGGAGTAATAATACATTCAATAGTAAATGCTCCGGTGTTATTCCAAGGACTCCTGTTTCTAACATCTGACATTGTAGTGCTAGTAGGTGTTCCTGTATTATCACCTGAACCACCAACAGTACCAGTAGTTCCTTCTATTTGTGTAACGGAAACATCATAATCTAGATTTAAATATCCACTTGATAGTAGAGGAAAAACTAATTTGTATAAATTACCTGCATATGCGTTAACCATATCTAATCCCTCAATCTAAGAAGTTATCCGCTATCACCTTTGCTTCTTCAAACTCCAATTGGAATTGTACAGATGGAAACTCCTGTCCTGAAACTGTTGTTGTAAATGAACGAATGAATCCCGTAATTCCTAAACTAGCAGAATCTATATTAGTAGAACTGTATGGAGTAAAATATGCTTTACCTCCACTAACAGCCGCAGTAAAATCATTATCATATTCTCTGTTCTTCCATGACCAAGGTATTAACTTACAATCATTTAAATCAGTATTCTCATCAGTTTCAAAATGATATTCAAAATTGTGATTAACTCTGCTCGGAATTAGAATAATAATCTTGTTTATATTTTGGTCATCTTGGAATGTACTAGAATCAACATAAGAATGAATTAACTGTGCTAATTCAAAAGAAGTAAATCTAACTGTTACTGGGTCACCAGTTACAGACTTTCTCTTAGTTATAGTTTGGTCAAGTAGTATTCCTGTAATACTAACAGTCTTTTGAGCCATACCAATATCCATAGCCAAGTTAAGAGACTCACCTCTTACTGCTCCTGAGAATGGTACACCCATATTCATTACTGTTTTGTTTGTTGACACTGTTAAGTCACTAGCGAGTAGAGAGATTCTATTCTCTTGTCCACTACCAAACTCATTCCGTCTTTGTAGTTCTAAGAAAACTCTGTAATTTGGGTCAACCATCAAAATCTCCCCGTAGTATGTGCTGTTCTATTCATCTTTAGATTAATCTCTCTAGCAACCTTATTTGCTATATCTCGTATCTCTGCATCAGAAGCACCAACTCTTCCATTAACATGAACGTTAATTGTATCTCCACTCATCCTTCTACTTTCAGCATTAGAGTGTACTCTTGCTCCTGAAGGTAATCTAACTAGTTCAGGCCCACGTTCTCCAACTAATGTTAAACCTCCACCACTAATACCACCATTAGCCATTCTAGGTAGTTTTTTTCCAAAAATAGTTCCGTTCTTTCCTTCTATTTTAGTAGCAATAGCATTCCAAAATGCCGCTATTATGGCTAATAACGCTTGACCTGCTATTAGTAATATTCCCTTTATCAGTAACCCAACACCTTCAGCCATTTTCATAAAACCTCCTTTTAGTGTTTCCCAATCACCAGTAAATGCTCCTTTAAACATTTCAATAAACCCTCTAAAAAGTTTTGTGATTCCGCTAAATGTTGTTGCAAGACCTCCAAACTTTTCATCTAATTTCATAAATCTTTCTCTTAATTTCATTTTCTTTATTAAGAATATTAATAATGCTATTCCAAGTGTGATTGCTAAAAATCCTATTATGGCTTTTCCTAAAAATGTTACACCTACAACGAAAAACTGACTTATTTTTCCTGCAATTGGCCCTAAAGATTTACTTAACCTATCTCGCATTTTGTCTGAATTGTTTTTGAATCTCTTATCTAGTGTTCCATCTTTCTTTCTTTTTAAGCCAAAATCCCTAAGACCACCCATTCCTCTTGTAGTATGTTTTTGAAACCCACTAACAAACTTAGAAGCACCTCTATAAACTAAACTTTCTTTACCCATTTGTTTTAAGTAGTTATTAACTCCTCCTTTACCTTTTTCATCTGCAAGGAAATTACCCGATAAAAACTTAGAAGTTGTTGAAGGGGTTAATGATGTAGTAATCCCTCCTTCTGCTTTGGCTAATTGTTTACCTGCTGTTTCCCACATAGCCTTGTATTCTGCAATACCATCTCTACCTGCTTTAGTAAACATCATTGCTAAGGGTGTTTTTGCTATATCAGAATTTGATTTTCCTAGTGCAAGTTGCACTTCAGCAATAGAATCTGCTAATTTTTCATTAGCCTCTATTGCTTCTATTGTGCTTTTCATAGCCTCTTTTTGTCTATTGTGATATACGTTTATTACGTTTCCAACCGCACGAATCTGATTCTGTAATCTCCACATTCCTGTACCGGAAAGAATACGGCTGATAATATTCCATTCCTGACTACTTTTAGCCAACTCACCGAATGCTTGTCCAGTCCTTGATATAGAAGTACTAGCCCTATCAAATGCTACACTTAATTTAGAAAGGTCTTTGCTAGAATCGTTTCCCATTACCATTTTTTTTCATCTCCTTTTCCATTTCGTTATTCTTCATGGTTTCTACTTCTGTATGGATTTGTAACATTTCTGTCATTAATTTCATTGAGGTATGCTGTGCCTCCGCAGGACTTATTGAGAAAGTCTTGCAATATGAATACAATATGATTCTAAAACCTAGAGAAGCCTCTACTTCTCTACCATGTAATGCTCTACGAATCAAATTGCTTTTTTTGTATCCTCCTCCTGCAAATCAAAGAATGGGTTTGGGAGGACTTCTTTTAACTGCGCCCCAACATAAGGGCTTAATCTAAGTAATTCTAAACTAGTAAGTTTGGGTTCTGTTTTCTCTACGAACTCTGTACACATGAACTTGTACATCTTATTCAAATCAAGATTCATTTCTCCTGAATCATTTACTTGCATTACAGAAGATAGTGCTTGTTCGACTTGTAGCCAAGTGGGTTCTCTAACCCATACTTTAAGCACTTCATCCGAATCAGGGCTTACCCTTATCGTATGGCATTCAGTTGCAACGGTTGCAAACAGGCTGTTCTTATCACTTACTATTTTTTCATCACTCATATATCTTTCCACCTAACTAATAATACTAACAAACAAACGATGTTAGTGGAATAAAATGAATATAATAAAGGTTCTAATTTACTTAGAAGCCTCCTATATTCCCGATGCAGATTGAAGTATTTTCCAATCTCCTTGATACTTAGCATCTACTAGTTTTCTAGCAGCAAGCACTACGTCTACTTGTACTGGGCCTTTATCGTCAGGCAAAGGAACAGTTACACTTTGAGTAATGTAATCTTCGAACTTTAACTCAATGTAATCATCTACTGTACTGTTATCCATGTCTTTAGCAAACTTTAGAGTTAGTTGTTGACCATCACCATTAGACTCACCATCCTTTCTTAGTTCATCCCAAATTGTTGTATCTGTAACAAGTA